ACACCTCGCTCCGTGACAAACTTGAATTGCTTGAGGGTGCGTGCCGCCAGGCCGCGTACTGGCGGCAAGATGCTCGCTGGCTCGACATCGGCATGTACATGGAGCAGGCGCACAAACGTGCCGGCGATTGGCTGCGCGGCGTCAAGGTCGCCGGTTCGCCGGTTCGCGTGAAACTGGCACCCGGCCACATCCATCCGGCCTTCACCAAACTGGCAGAGAACCTCCGCGCCGCGCAAGCGAAGGCCGATGAATTCCGCACCAAGGCGACCGGGAAGGTTGGGACGATCCTTCCAAAGGCGCAACCCGCTCCGCATCGCGACACTTCTCCCGTCGGCTGGCGGCGCTCTTCAGGTGGCTTGATCGTCCCTGAAAGCACGGCGCTGCATTGAGCGATGAAGATGACGCACCCGACGACATCTCCGATGAGGATCTCGCAAAACTCTCCGAGTTTGATGCCGGAGATCCTGCCGCGGTCAAGCGCAAGGCCCGCAAGGCGGAAATTCAGGAGCGCGAGGCCAAGCGCTTCTGGGAATACATCTTCAGTCTCGAGATCGGCCGCCGCGAGATGTTCAAGCTGCTTCGCGACGCCAAGGCTTTCGAAACGGAGTTTGCGTGCGGGCCCAACGGTTTCCCGCAGCCGGAGGCGACATGGTTCAAGGCCGGCCAGTCCGATTGGGGCAAGCGCATGCGCGATAGCTGGATGGTCAACCATCTCGAAAGCTTCGCGCTCATGCTGCGTGAAAACGATCCGCGATTCCAAAAAGGTAGCAAGTAATGGCTGGTGAGGCCGAACCGCTAGCTCCGTCCACGACCGGCGCTGGGGCGGCGCCGGAGCCTGTTGCGGCGTCCCCCGCACCGGCTCCGGTGGCATCCCCTGAGCCCGCTGTCGTAGCGGCACCTGCGGTTGAGGTGCCAGCTCCGGCTGCGGCCGAGCCCGCGGCGACCGAACCGACCCTGCTCGAAAAATTCGACGCCGATGCCAAAGCCAAGGCGCCCGAAAAGGCTCCTGAAGCGAAGCCTCTCGGGAGCGAGGCCAAGCCGAAGGAAGCGGCTCCAGAGCCGAAGGGGCCCGATGCTGACAAGCCCGCGGAGCCGCCGGCTCTGGAGCCCGTCGCCTATGAGTACACCCTGCCAGAGACCATCAAGCTCGACGATGCCGGCCGCGTCGAGTTCCATACCGCGCTCGACGCCTTCCGGGCCGATCCGGTCAAGGGTGCGCAGCAGCTCGTCGACATGCACAACAGGGCCATGACCGAGTTCGCGAACCAGACCTATGCGAACCAGGTCAAGGCATTCAACGAGACGCGCCGCGGCTGGGTCAACGACGTCATGGCCGACGAAGAACTCGGCGGCGCCGGCTATCAGACCACCATGGGTGCCATCGCACGCATGCGCGACATGCTGGTGCCGGAGAAGCGGATCGCTGAATTCAACGATTTTCTGAAGGTGACCGGCGCAGGGGACCATCCCGCATTCCTGCGGCTGATGCATGCCGCCGCTCGCATCTTCGATGAGGCTCCGATGCCCCCTCCGGGGCCGAAGCCTCCGCCGAATCTCGGGAAGCCTCAAGGTCGTGGGTTGAGGTCGATCTACAAGTCAACCCAGGGGCGTCAGTAAAGCGCACCTACTGTGAGAGAAAGGTAGACCAATGGCGACAGGTGCATGGCCGACTCTGGCCGACGTTGCATCGCGAACCGATCCGTCGGGCGACATGCACGTCATTGCGGAGATGCTTTCGCAAGCGATTTCGCTGACGAAAGATCTCTACGTAATGGAATCGAGCGAGATGTTCGGGCACGAATTTGCCTTCCGCTCGTCGATTCCCGGCGGCTACTGGCGCCAGATCAACTCCGGCGTTCCCTACAGCAAGTCGACCACGGGCAAGTCCCGCATCGGTTTGGGCACCTTGGAGGACTACAGCCAGGTCGACCGGCTACTCGCCGAAGGCTCCGGCAACATCGAGCGCTTCCGCGAGACGGAAGACGTCGCCTTCCTGGAAGGCATGGGTCAGACCATCGAGCAGACCGCATGGTACGGCAACACGGCGGCGACGCCGGCCGAATTCATGGGCTTGGCATCGTTCTACAACACGGTGTCGACCGCGAACGCGCAGAACGCGGCGAACGTGATCGACGGCGGCGGCGTCGGCAACTCCAACGCCTCGATCTGGCTGGTTTGCCATGGTGCGCGCACGTTCCACGGTGTCTATCCGCGTGGCACCAAGGCGGGCCTTGTCATGGAGGACAAGTCCGACACCGTTCCTGGTTTCGACTCACTCGGCAACCGGTTCGAGGCTTACACGACCTGGTTCCGTCAGATGATCGGCATCGTCCCGATCGATTGGCGCTATACCGCGCGCATTGCCAACATTGATACCACGAACGCGGGCCTCGCTGGTCCGAATGCGCTGGATATCTTCGCGACGCTTGCGGAGATGGTGTTCCTGCCGCCGGACCTAACCCGTGAATCCTCGGGCATTACCGAAACCGATGCGCCAGACGAGCCGGCTCCGGGCAAGCGCCCTGTGCTCTACGTGAACCGGACCGTCCGTCACTGGATGGACGTGCAGGCGATGCGCGACCGCAACGTCCTGCTGCGGATCGAGGACTACGCCGGCAAGCCTGTCGACGGCTTCCGCGACATCCCGGTCCGGATTTCCGACCAGCTACTCAACACGGAAAACCGAGTGACCTGATCGGCGTAAACCCGCTCTCTCGACGAAGGAACACAGGACATGATTACGGACCAACTTATCAACTTCGTTCCGATCGGTTCGCCGCTCTCCCTGGTCGGGGGCGCCGGTGTCGCCATCCGATCCGGTATCGTCGACCTGCTCGGCGTCGGCGTCGGCGTTGCCCCGCCGAACATTATCGGCAACACCGCCATCTTCGGTCAGGCCGACGCGATGGGTGTCGGCAACCAGCGGCCCGAACTCAACGTGACTATCGGCACGGCGCTCGCAGGTGCTGCGGGTCTCACGCTGAAGGCAGCATTGCAGGCGGCGCCCGATCTCGGCTCCGGCGGCAACTATCAGCCGGGAGCTTGGGTCGATCTTGGTAGCCAGGACGGCATCACGATCGCCCAAGGCGCGGCCAATACCGTGATTATGCGACTGCCTTGGCTGCCGCCGTTCCCGAAGACGCTGCGGCCGCGGTTCCTGTCGTTGCTGTTCTCGCCGGTATCGAGCGGTGGTGCCGTGCCATCCGGCAACTTCACGGGCGGCACGATCTCGTCGGCTCTCGTGGTGATGAGTCGCGACGACTGGTCGGTCGGTAACGCTGCTCGCAACTACACGGTGGCTTGATCAATGATGGCCGGGTTGGTCCCGGCCATCTCAACCTAGAGGGACGAGGTTATGGAAGAGCACAAGAAGGCAGGACGCAAGTCTCGCGCCGAGATTCAGGCGGAGATGACCAGTTCTCCGGAGTTCAAGGCTGCCGTGGCAGGTGCCGTGGCTGAGGCCTTGGCGTCGATTGCGCCAGAACTTGAGGCCGCCCGTACGCAGGCAGTCAGCGGCAGGGATAGCGGCGATTGGGCCGACAAACTCGCCATGTCTATTTCCGAGCTCACCTCGCAGGGCACCGGCAGGGTGCGCGTCTCGCCGGAAGAAATGCAGCGCCGGTCGGAGGCGCGGAAGAAAATGATCTCTCTGATCATTGAGGCGAAGGCCGAACGGAAGGTCGCCACCTATCAGATCAAGAACAAGATTTTCCTCAATCAGCGGATCATCGAACCGTTCTACATGAACCGCGAGCGGCGGATGTGCCCGACTGAGATCGACTTTCTCGGCATTCCGAACGACGTCATGGTTCCGGTCAACGAAACCGCCAAGGCTATTTTCGCCGCGTACCGGGATTCGGTCGGTGTGGTTCGCGGCGCCCGGGGCGTTACCAATCCGCTTCCGGGTGAGGACGAAATCGGCATGACCCATGGTGGACTTGTGGTCCGCAACAAGGCTGTGACCAACACGCAGCGCGCGCACGGTGCTGCGGTATCCGAGCATCCCGTCGAGGGTCCGATGCCGGCCTACGAAGAAGACGGTCACGACCTCCAACCGCTCGTGATCAAGTCCGACAAGGACAAAATGCAATACACCGAACAGCACATTCTCGGAACGATCGCCGCGCCGGCGCGCGTCAACGCATAGGGGCTATAATTGGGGATTCCCGCACCGCAGGGTGTAGACGCATCTGGTATCCCGCCGTCGGGAGATCAGGCTACGGCTGTGCTCAGCGGTACGATTACTGCTGTTGGTCCGACGGAGCCGTTCGCGTTCCGCGGTCCCCTGAACGTCCTGATCTATGCGTCGATCAACACCGCATTGACCACGACGGCCGGTTCGACTGCCGCAACGGTCGCGAGCGCCTCTGGGCTCGCGGCTGGCGCCTCGATCAACAGCGTCGACGTTCCGCCGGGCACGACGGTCGGCGCCCTCAGCGGCACCAATGCCACGTTGGCGATTCCGGCAATCACCGTTCCCGGCCTCACCGATGGCGTCACGAACAATCT